CGCGGTCGTACACCCGCATCTCCATCGCCCGGATGTCACAGATTTCCTGGTCTTCGATGTCCATCCCGGGGGGGAGGGAATTGAAGAAGGCATTCACCCCGTAGGGAGTGTTCTTCTTCGACAGGTAGCCGTGATCCCGGATACCCACCCGCTCATCGCCCACGAGCTCGGAACTGTCGGGGAGTACCTCGGTATCCGCCAAGTGAGTGTTCTTCACCTCGTGCCGGGTCTGGGCGCGGGCATTCGCGCTCTTGATGACATCGACTGCGGAGGGGGCATCCCCGCCATAAGTCGGGGTCGAGAGCTGCTCGGGGGTGATCTGGGGGGTCTCCCACTGCTTGCCAGACTGAGTGACCTTCTTGTAAGCCATGAAGAAGTCTCCTTAAGCGGGCACTGGAGCGAGCGGCGCCAGCTGGTAGTCGATCGAAGGCACGAGGACGGCGGTGGCATCCGCTCCCAGGAGGACGTTGAACTCACTCCCCTGAGGAACGAAATACCCACCGAACCCACCCGTGCCGGTAGAGGTGTTGAGCGCGAACTGCACGAGGAACCCCGCCTGACCGGTCCCCGTGGAGGTACTCTGGACCGCCCCACCGATCGCATAGGGGCCCCAGGTCGCCGTCGTCAGGCTCACCGTGGTGCCCGTAGTCGAGGTGTTGCTGATGACCGTGAGCTGCAGCGTCTGGGCCGAGATCGTGCTCGAGAACGTACTCGTGCCCGCCGTATCGATGAAGATCGAACAGGCAAAGGCCTGCAGGTTCGCGTAAGCGACGAGCTTGGCCGTAGCGGCATTCCCGGTCACTTTCCCGAACTGCAGACTCTGCCTGACCGAATAGGCCGCATCCCCGTAGGTCGGGAAGGTCTTGAGATTGGAAACCGAGTAAGCGGCCATTTAGGCAATCACCGTACCGCCGGGCGCCCCGAGCGAGTACTCGAGGATGTGAGAGGCGGTCCCCGTCGCATCCGTTCCCGCTGTCACGTAGAACTGGTCCCCGGGGTTCATGTAGAGCCCGCCGACACCGATCTGGCCTCCACCCGGGGGATTCGCCGAGTAGGTCGTAGTGCCCCAGGCGAGCGTCGTATTGGTCCCGCCGAGGGTGTTGATGGCGTACTTGGAGTACCCGCCTATCCCACCGACGCACTGCAGGTTGACGTTCGTTCCCGGACCCCCAGTACCCGCGATGAAGACAGGGCCCGTGGCGGCGGCTCCAAGCGTAGTCGTCGCGAGGGTGACGGCGGTACCCGTGGTATTGGTGTTCGCCACGAAGATGTAGAAGGCCGACATGGTTGATGTCGTGGCGGTGCCGTTCACCGTATAGGTCGAGCTTCCCAAGGCCGTCACTGGGAAGAACGTCACTCCCCAGACCGTGAGCTGGGTAAAGGCGGTGAACTTGGTCGTGGACGTCCCTCCCGAGCCCGTCACGGTCCCGAGAGAGACCGACTGACGGGTCAGGTAAGAGGGGTTGTCGTAGGCCAGAGTACGGTATACGACGTTGTTTGCACCCTGACTTTGCGTTGCCATTGTCTGATCCTTTGCCGGCCCTGGCGATACGAAGTATTAGCCTGAGAGAGCGGCCCTCGTGGTCAGGCTGCAGAATCCCACTTCACGATCCGAACGTTGATCGCCACCGTATGCACGATGCCAAAGCCCCCGAGGTAGTACCAGGCGATACCCTTGGAGCGCCCGTAGTCGGTCGGGATCTTTCCCCGCATCTCCTCAGGCACTGCGATGGCTTCCGCCACGGTGTCGTTACCGAAGAAGAAGATCCAGTCGGAAAGCCCATTGGTCCACGCCGTGGTGGTCAGGCCGTCCGTTCCGGTTCCCTTCGGGATATTGGTCTGCTCGATGTAACGGGTGTTCTCGTAGCGGCCGATCTCACCGTTCATGATGAGATTGAAGCCGGTGTCGGAATACTGGTGGATCGTCTCGAGTGCGTTCTTGAAGGTCCTCAAGGTCGTAGGCCAGGCGATCGCGTAGTAGTCGTCCGCGATATAGGCCGGGATGTTGCGCTCCTTCATGGCGTCCACGATGGCCTTGGCGTGGGCGTTGGAGTAGGCGACCGAGTTCGTACCCGTCACGGTGCCATTCGTGTAGAGCGTTACGGCATTGGCCGAGGTCCCGCCGACCGGGATCACCCGTAACAGCGTCTGGTTGAACTGTCCCCACGCCAAGCGGTCGATCGACTTCACCGTGTCGTTCTTCAACGCCTTCTTGATGATGTCCTCAACCGGGAACTTGGAGAGGTTGTCGAGCTTGCCGGAATAGGGCACCGAATTACCCGCTTCCGTGATGGTCAACGTCCCCTGGGTGATCGTGAAGTTGGTCTCAGGCATGGTGTTCGTCTCGAGCAGAACACCGCCCGAAGTAACCACGTCACTCACGACGTCCCACGTGAACGTATCGCCCTTTTTCTTTCCCTGCTGGGAAATGTCGTGAACGTCGGCGAACTGGCGGAACTTCACCAGTGGCTGAACATTCATGCGAAGGACGTTAGATAACTGGCGGCTGTAGAGATAGCCACCGAGCGAGGAGACTGCCCAGATTTGGCCGGCCATCGAAGCTCCACTGGGGCTTAGTGCCCCCCGTTACTGTCTGCGATTGTGGACGTGCGGGATCACCCCGCGGGCCTTAGCCATCTTCTCGATGACCTGGGCCGGGTCCTCCTCGCCCTCTTCCTCGGTTTCCGGTATCTCTTTTCCTGAGGCTACCGGTAACTGAGGAAGGGTTCGCTTCCGTTCCAGCTTCTCGTTCAGCTTCGAACTCTTGAATCCGGGGAAGGCACGTCGGAGCTCACCATCGATCGCCTGGTAAGCCTCCGACAGTCCCATCATCGGGTCCGACTGCTTGAGCTCCTGAATACGAGCCCGAAACAGCCGCCCCATGTAGGGGTCCTTCAACAGATCCGAGCTCTTGGCTTCCAAAGCCGCCAGTTCGGTCCTGAACGACAGTCTCTGATCGATAGCCTGTAAGGCGTCCCGGGAAAGGGATGGTCTTACATGGAGCTTTGCCAGAGCCCTGATCGCATCTTCGTCCCCTAATGCTTGCTTGCGGTAGAGGTCCGCAATCTGGTCCTCATCCAGACTCGGCGGCTCGTCCGGCTTGGATGGAGCCCCCGCTGCCTGAGTTCTAGCAGCTTCGGCTGCGGAACGCAAGTAATCGTCCGCGCTTTCCACCTTGGAAGCACTCGCGATGAGTTGCTCCTCGGTGAATTCCCGGTCTTTGCCGTTGATGGTCAGCTTATAGGTCTTGGGCGTGGGTTCGGGAGCCTCAGGGGGGATCTCTTCCTGGATCTTCTTCGCCTCCTCCTCTGCGGCCTTGATCTCCTTCTCGACTTCCGGCTCCTCGTCCACCCGACCCATCTCGGACGTGTCCGCAATCTGCTCCATGAGCTTCAAGCGCTCCTCATTCCGGGACTGGTTGGCCTCCTGGGCCTTCTTCATTCCCTCCTCACGCATGTCTTTCTCGTCTTTGGATTCTTTCTTCACGGCGCCTCCCGTAGTGTTTCCACCGCTTGTTTACCCGATTCGATCGCATCCGAAATCCACCCGATCACGGATTCTGCAACTCGTAGCTTGAACTGTAACGCGCGGATCGCCTTTGGATCCTCGGCATCCACGTTCTTGAGCCCGGTCAAGGCCTCCTCGACGTCCCTCGCTGCACACTCCCGGATGTACTCCCCGATGTCGGACTCGAGAAAGAGTTCCATCTCCCGACCGAAAACAGCGAGCCGGACCGTGGGGTTGTTCTCATCCATCAGTGTCTTCTCCTCGGGTCCCAGTCGGAAAGGAAGAACATAATGGCTTCCGACGCTTCCAACTCCTCCCTCTGAACCACCTGGAGGCGTTCCTCGAGCACGAGACGACGCTTCTCAGCGAGCCGTGCGCGATCCAGGATACGGGAGTGCTCGAGCTTAAGCGCCTTGGCCCGTTGGGCCTGATCACGCTCGAGCGCCTGGTTAAGCTCAAGCTCTATCCGCACCGCCTGAGCGATCGCCTCAGCCTGGATCGCTCTCTGGACCTCGCCTTCGTCCTCGAGCTGGGAGACCTGGAAGACGAGATTCTTCCGTGCCCGATATTCTGCTAAGCGCTTGGCGTGAAGCCTTCGGAGGCGCTCTTCCTCCTGTTCCCACACATGCCCGTGCCCACCCACCACCTGGGGCGGAAGACCGAAAATCGGCTGGACCGTGAGCAAGACCGGCAGTACATCGGTATAGGCCTGCTGCGGCGTCACCACCGTTGGAATGAGGGGTCCAGTAACCACCACCACAGGGGGCGGCGCGGCGGGTGTGACCACCGCCTGAAGGGTCAGGTCAATCGACTGGGGAGCAGAAACGATCCGCGGGATGACAGGGCCGGTGACTAAAAGGGTCTGACTGGCCGGTGTGACCCACGCCGGCACCCCATAATCGGCATCCTGGGGACTCGACAGGAAGTAGGGGAAGATCGCCCCGAGTGCGGGCGATGAGGGACCTGACACCCAGCGGGTGGCCGCATATTCCGCGTAGTGCTGGGCGTGTGTCCCGAAAGTGTAGGAGGCTGCCCCAACGATCCCGCTCGATACCGTTGCGGGCGTTACGACCGCCTGAAGCGTCAGGTCGACCGATTGAGGAGCGGCGACGATCTGCGGGATAACCGCCTTAGGCGTCGCTACGGTCCCGACCAGCGGCTGCTGCAAGGCGGCCTGAAGGGTGAGATCGACCGACGGATAAGCCGTCGTGAGGGGTGGGACCGGCCCCGTAGTGACGGCGGG